TTTGTGGAGCATTAGTTGCTCCAGATGTTCCAAATATGCGAGATACAGATGCAGAAAATGAATTAGCATTTAAACCAGCACCACTTTCAAGATATATTGAATATGTTCCAGCCCCAATTCTTCCATTATCTTGCTTAAATGTTGCGCCACTGGTAGCGACATTAGCATTTGCTGCCGTATTGTAAAAAATATGTGGCGATGGGGTGAAATTCCACTCCATTACTGGGCTAGTTGCGGCATAACCAGCCTGCACTGCGTTGAATATCTTTAATGTCAAACGGCAATCTTCTGCGCCCTTACCAAGAACCGTAAAGCCTGGAAACACGCAAGTTACTTTATAGTACCTATTGGAGTCAATAGTAACTCTTTTATCAGCATCTCCGACTGGGTTTGTCAGCGCCAAAATTTGAGTGTCAGTGTTTGCAGTATTAGAAACAACATTACCCGTTGTTAATTCAATAAACTCAAGAACACCTGCTGGTTTGGAGTCGTTTGCGTCACGAATCTGCTCTAGATTCATTGACATTTGAGCAAGCCTGTCTGAGCTTAAAGGTGTTCCGTCTGTCCATGATACAAATGTATAGTTTTCGTAAGCCATTTATCTATTATACCTCATTTATTGGGTTTTGTATAAGAAAAGAAATTAACTGCAGCGTACCGAGTTCCTGATGTTATTTCCTTTATATTGTGATTATATATAAACGCCGAAGGGAATACTAACACTTCTCCAGCTTTTGGTTTATACAATAGATTAAAATTTGGGAATTCTATCTCTCCGCCTTCGTAATCATCATTAAAGTACAAGATTATAGACACAGTTCTGGGGTGGGCAGGACCGTCATCTATGTGATTTTTAAAAAATCCATCAGTGCTGTATTGAAGAATTTCCCACCCGTGATTTTCTTCTACTTTATTTAATGAATGAATAGCCCTGTAATTATCTATAATCTCATATGCTATATTTTTAATATTTTTTTGAAAAATATTTATAGGGTCTTCTTCATGACATGATGATGATCTATCAAAATGAAACCCTTTTACTCTTTTTATATCTGTATCAACAACTGGCTTAGAATGCTCATATTCAACAAGACCATACACGAAATATGGCATAAGATATTTTTTAATAATGTCAATAGAATCAGCAATCTGCTCATAACTATACACATAAATACCAGGAGCTAGTTTTTCAGGCATATCACCACTTACCGAGGGGGCATGTTGCTTTCTCTAGTTTTGTTTTTAGACTCATAACGCAACCGCACTCTTTGCACTGATTAGTAAGTTTCAATAGACTTGGGCACTCTTGACATACAGACATCCGCCTTTCGGCTTCTACCTCGGATGATCGTTCAACATTTGGATTTAAAACATCCCAAGGTCGTGTTTCACCCAATTTTTTCTTATACTCCTGCCATGCAGTTAGTGGGGTATCCATTTTACTTACTGATTGCTTTCTTGACTGTATATATTTTTAATATATTTATTAGCAAAAGCTGCGGTTGATGTGGTGAATTCATTATTTCTTAAACTTTCTTCATATGTGAACTCATACCCTCGTTCTACTGCAAATCTTTCTCGCACATAATCCATGACCATTGTGCCAATACCTTTCCGCTGATGATCTGGGTGAACAAGCAAAGCAAATGGCTTTTGCACATCATTATCAAGATAGCATCCATGAACGCAAACCAATAGACCATCATAATTACGCAATAAAGTAAATCTTACTTCTACATTATCATTATGACCAAAAATATGAGCAGCCTTCAGATTGACTACTTTTTCAGCATACCCTGACTTCCCAAACTCACCAAAAACCCTCTCCCAAGTTAACCAGTCTTCAAATCCTAAATCTTCACGACCTGGCGCTACATCTTCCCAAATTCTTTCTTCACTCATGTTTTTGATCCTCACTATTCTTTTGAGCTATTTCTTCTTCCCCGCACCACTGGTTTAATACTAGCCAATCCGAAAGAGTGGTTTTTTTAGTATCTTTAATTAAATTTTGTTTTTTTTCTTCTTCGGTTTCCATAATTTGTATTATACCGCTTATATTTAGAAAGTCAAGCATATATAACCATCCTTGAATGAGCCACATGTGGATGGAGAGCAGCAGTCGGCTACGCCTGGTGTACTGCACACTACACAGACTACAGGTGATGTGGTCGTGGTGGTAGCAGGTGATGTAGTCGTGGTGGTAGCAGGTGATGTGGTCGTGGTAGTAGCGGGTGATGTGGTAGTAGCAGGTGCTGTAGTAGGTGATGTAGTAGCAGGTGCACCGCCCGCTGCAGCCAATGCATACTCATTTCCATCAATTACTGCATAAAATGTAGACCCATCCCATTTAAATGTAATCTGTTGTCCGCCCCATTGATACACTATACCTGAAGTTGATACGGAATCACATGCAACTATACCATTAGTTGTAAACCCATTTTTATGCATATAGCTAGTAAGTGACGGATTATCTTCATCCTTAATCATAATGCGCTCACCTCTCATTGTCGCACGAACATCGTGGTTATCATCTGGATCTCTAGTAGCCACAGCTATTTCTCCAGCTTCAACACCGCCATATGCAGCACTAGGTGTTGGACCAAGCGAAATCCAACCAATAAACCCCCCTGTTAGCAAGGTACCGTCTACAACATCAAAATCACCTATTCTTCCAGAAGTTGCTGTAATCTTTCCATATACAGACATACCCAGGGCTGAGCTGTAAGCAAACCCTGGCTGATTAAATTCAGGATTACCAACATATATAGTGCCATTTGCATACCATTGATTATATGCATTAATATACAAAGCCCCAGCTGTTAATGTCCCTCTAATCGCTGTATTGGAGAACACAGCATCGCCAGCACTAGTTATAGCCCATCCAGATGACCCCTGGCTTGTAACAACCCCATTAGCCGCAATGGTTCCGTTAAAATTTGTACTTGAAATTATATTATTAACAAGAACAAGATTTGCAGATAGCTCGTCTGCGGTGATAGATCCTGCAGATATGTGAATTGACTGAATTGAATTAGGTAATAAACGAATTCCACTTGGACCAAGTACATCTGTTTTAATAACATTTGAAATAACAGTTTTTAAATTATTAAAATTTGTCTGTTGTTTTATTTGTCTTTCATTTGACCCAGTAAATCCAACAATAAAATCGTAAATGGAATAAGCCTCAGTAGCTATTAACGCAGAAGATGTTCCATTATGGTTGTGTCCCCCATTATAAAAAAGTATAGAGCCTTCAGATACTCCTCTTGAATAAGGCATTACACGACCTTCCTTACGACTATTGATTGTGTTGCTCCGCCATTAAAGGAAAAGTCAGCACTAATAACCCAATAGTCTCCGTCTATTATATCAAATGAATCCATTGAAGATATCCTTATTCGGTCTCCAAGTTGTAATTTAGGCAAAGGCATTATGTTTAAATTGAGCACAGGGACTGGCTCGCTCATTTTATTTATTATAAAAGTAGCCAAAGATTGAGCATAATCTAGATCAGTAATAAATTGGTTCTCTATGATTACTTCTTTTAGACCATACTTTCTAATATTATCGTCAAGAGTAGCTTTCTTTTCTTTAACATCGCCAGTCTTGTCTGTAACGACCACTGGTATTCCAGCTATGGAGGCAAAGTGAGCTTCATCAGTAAGTGGGTTTTTACCTTCAACATAAACAATTTCCCCAGAAACCACATTGTTTGAAGCAGCAAGAATTAATTTAGCACCGAATGGTGTTGGATTGTATTTAATCAAATCTATCTTTGCTGGCTTAGTTAGACTTAAGTTTGTAATTAAAGGGTTTTCAACCTTAAAGGCTGGAGCTTTATCAAACAGCAAGTCATAGTTCTTTACTTCACGAACCAAAGCCCCAGATGTATGCGAGGCGGCGGGAGTGTCAAATTGCCCCCTCTCCATTGTTACAAATGAATTACTTGATGTATTACTGTACTTTACAATTTCATTGTCAATCATCAAATAACCAGATTTTGGAAAGAATGGGCTATCTGTTGATGTCACATTCATGCTGGTGGATGAATTAGATATGTTTGACGAGAGCGCTGTCACTCCTAGCGTAGTAGGATCTTCTGCTCGCCACAATCCTTGTTTAAAAATTAGATTATTTGCAATACCGTTAACTTTAATAATAACCTTATTTGTTTGCAATTGAACATTATAACTTGCCTCAATTATATTGGTTGAATCGTTAAGTGTGTGCTGAGTGTTGGCATGTTGATCAATAGATGATTCAAAGAATCTATTATAATGCTCGTATCTAGCAATCTCTCTTTCGTCAATATAGAAACGACCAAGATCGGCTAAACTGATATCGTCTATTATTGACTGAACGGTTGCATCATTACCGTAAATAAATGGCATGACTTGAGCTGGTTGCATTTGTGTTTCTATGTAATGATTTAGAACATCCGCCTCAGACAAACAAGAATTATATAAAATAAATTCGTCTAAATATAAACTTCTAATGCTTGCAGGTGGTGATTCTACTCCAGCCGTAAAGGATGCCCCTCTTCCACCAAATGTTAAACTCTTTGATGCCCATGAAATAGGGGTGCCCTCTACTACCTCTGTATCTTTCAATACACCGTTGATAAAATACTTAAGCTCCCCAGGCTCATAAGTAACAGCAACATGGCTGAATGAACTATTGGAAAGAGCGGTATTAGAAGAGACAGTTTCTGTCATGACAACTGAGTTTGCCGCTAAAGTCTTAATCTTAAATCCATTACCCGATGAGTTATTAAAAAACTCAAACCCAGATGTTGATGATGAATTATTCCAATTACTTACATATTCACCATCGGAAGAAAAAGATCCAGCGTTAAATTTAGCAAACATCTCTATTGAGAATTCACCAGTGTGGATTGAACTTGATGTATTTGAGAAATCATAAGAAGAATGATAGGGAAGCCGTAAGTATGAATTTGATTCAAGTAAAATGCTTCGGCTATCTTTATCGGAAACAACACCAGATGGTTCTGATATTTTTACACTCCCGATATATATTGCATCGTTCCTTCTTGCAGACCTTTCAATTATATTAACATTCGCAGTAGGAGCCCACGAGTTGGATGAAAATGTTAAATAAGATGCTTCATTTTTAAAACCAATTTTATCATTGGCAACCATTGAGTAGCACTCCGAAGCAGAAACATAGGACAACTCGCTATCGTACTCGGTACTTAAGGATATTTTAAATAATTCCCCTGTAATTTTCTGCTCTGTAAAGAATTCAATTCTCAGTTCGTAAGGCTGACCAGCTGTTAAATAATACTCATCCGATGAAACTACAACTTCCGAATTTGATCCAGAATCAATAACATACCATTCGTCAATAATTCTTTCTTTGTTTAAATAAACACGAACCCCGCCTTTATTAATATCAATAACAATGACTCTATTACCAGTTTGATCTGGAACATAATAGCCATCAAAAACACCATTAAAGTAACTATCAACTACTGTGTTGGCTATTGATGTAAACTGACCAGCTGTATATCTCAACGCATAAGTATTACTTGTTGATATTTGCTTTGTAGTTGTCGTTAACGATGGAGCTATGTAACCCCTAATGTCTAAAGCTTTTTCATATGTTGATAAATTGCGATCATTAGCATCAAGCTTAATATCCCTGACAGAGTTGAGATCTGTTTCTGGTATTTCAACAAAGCGAGCCCGTAGTGATGTGGATACGATTCTTGCAGAACTAGCCCTGTCTACGCTTTTCTCATCAAAACCCAAATGCAAGATAGCCCCATCTTTTACAGATGTCTTTCTAGGATTTAATAAATACTCTATGTCGGCTCTTGGATAATTTGTCATTAATAATAAATGTTCTACCGCCTCCGCAACTGTAGATTCCTGAAGTAAGAAACCTTTCGTTACCATTTTCTCATGACCAAGTTTACTTCTATCAGTAAGAGATGCACTAACGGTCATACTAGAGGAAGAACCCTGCCATTCGTCAACATAAAAAACACCATACGGAACATATTCAAATATATCAAAAACTATGGCAGCGCCAGCAGTATGAGCTCTGCCGATAGTTCCGCCGTAGCCTCGCTGAACTATATCAAATGAGTTCCCAGTCCCTTTTCTAGCCAGGACCCTTTCTTTATTTATTGTTCCATCATCAATAGTTAAAATATAATCATTATTACCACCGCCAGCAGGGAAATCTGCAACGCTGTTTACAGTCCATACCGTGGATGAACTAGTTATTGTATTTGAGAGAACCGCATTGATCACGACATTTGTTGATGGATGAATCTCCCATCCAGCATAAACATGAACCCTGATATCTTTTTTCATGTATTTACCAAATGAAGACGAGGAATTAAATAAATTAAAATCCTTTTCCGTATTATCAAAGGTTAATGATGCTGTTGAGCTTCCAGTTCCAGCAATTGGCAAACTGGTTTCGTGAACATCTCTTACCTTAGAAACTCCTGATTCAATAACATAATCAGTCATATCAACCTGATATATTGGAGAAACTTCGTTTACTCTTGCGTAATCCAGAGGGTTCTTTGTTGTATAAATAGTTAAGACAATTTTATTAATATCATTTGAAGTTACCCCTTCAAGGAAATGCTCGTGATAGTATAATTCCTCTGGTATCTCTGCATCTTCATTGTATATTAAGTTTGTTGTTTGATTATATGCTTTA